ACCTTCAGTCAAGCCTATTAAACTTCCATCAAAAGCTATAACTGAATACACAACATCCCCTGCTAATGCTTCCATGATAGCTAAATCTTCCTCAGTATAATCACAAACTCGTGCAAAATCAATTAGAATTCTAAAAGCAGCTAAAATCAATTGAGATGGAATCTTCTGGTCATATTTGCCATAATCCCCTCCAATCAAACGATCTTCGCCAAACTTATTAATATGTTTTACTAGTTGATCCCACTCTGGTCCATGACTATTAACTCCAACGGCACATTCAGCTACCAACGGATTCATTTGTAACACACGAATAAGGGGTAAGAAATATTTTCTAATACAATAAGTCAAAGCTATGTTGTTACTATAAAATATACGACACTTATCTTTTGCCAATACTTCATGTCTTGCAAGCTTTAGCAATTGGATAAGCGCGTTCTCCTCTTTTATAGCACTCTAAGCATCTATCTATTTCCTTCATAATTTCTGGTTTTAATTTTCTGTCGATAACTAAATTTTCATCTATAGTCTCATCTACGTACTTACGCTTCACACCAGTTAAAGGAAATCCAATAGCTGTATTTAACTTTATTGCATCCATAAATTTCTTACCTGGAATACCACACATATTTTCTTTGTCTGTTAATGGTCTACAATTATTCCACAATGGACTAGAAAATATAGGTAATAAAGCTGATTTATAATCTTGGACTGCTATCATCAATAAATCAGCTCTATATGGTAAAGCTGGCACTGCTAAGTTTTCTAAGCAAGTTTGCCAGCCATACCATTGTGGTCTTTCGACTGGTGGCCTATATATGTTTGGCTCACCCGTAACTTCTGTAACTATCTCATGAATAAGAGAGTGTTTAACATCAGATTTAAATGTCGATTGACCCTTACAACTCCCATAGTATTCAACTTGGGAATTATGTGGCATATAATTCAAAGCACTCTTTGGATGAAGTGGTTCATTTGTTAAGATTTGAGTTCCAAATATTTGAGATTCAAATTTCTCAGCTGTGCCAGTCAACAAAACTCCCTCAATTGTCTTGAGGGTGGCAATAGCTTCTTCTACTCTATCTCTATTAATAATACCAGCACATCCTATGGGTTTATCACTATATCCTCCTAAGTGTATACCAGCCAATATAGGTCGTCTATTAGCTATAATTGG